GTCGCATAGCAAATTTCGGGGTAGGAAACTCGTTAAAAGTCGGGACTTTGATCTGTTTTATATCTTTGTTAAATACCAAAGCAGGGAACTGTTCGAAATCCCATTCAGACATAGTTTCTTTTTCTTTTTCAACACCAGTTTGACGGGAAAGAAGAAAAGCAGAGTAAGCTTTATAAATATAGCTTCTGCATTCTTCCAAAGTCATAAAGTCAGTTTTCTGACAATATCCGTCAGTTAGAAGGGAACCAGCGGCAACACAATATCCTTTGTCTTTTTCAACCATGATTTTAAGGTGAAAACGTCGCGATAAAGCTGTATGGTCAAGCAGTTGTTTAGCTTGATCTTGACCGATGTTAGAACAGCAAACCACGACTTTAGGGTCGATAGAAATTCCTTTAGGATTACGTCCGGCTATGTTAGCAAAATTAGCCATAAAAGCTCCACAAGAAACCAATGAAATAAGTTCTTTCAAATTAGTTTCAGTAGAAATGTCTTGTCCAAAATCGTCATAAACAATGACAGATCTATTAACAACGCCATCCCAAAATTCTGAATCACCACGATAAAAAACATGTTCGTCGAATGATTTCTTGTCTTTAGCACCAACAAGAGGTCCAAACAGAGTAGCAACAGCTCTTGATTTACCAGCACCAGGAGGGCCGAAAAGTCGAACACAAAAAGGTTCATGCTCTCGACCTTTAGCGGGTAAAGGTATAGTTGCGTACGTTTGGACTTGTCGAAGAAAAGTCAAGGTATGTGGATCTAAACGATTCTCATCTTGGAAAAATTGAGTGCAAACTGCCAAAGAATCTTGGAGTCGAACCAAAGAAAAGGCGGATTCTTCTGATTTGTCCATCAAAACATTATTTTGATGAGCAATTGCATTTGAAATTACTTTCGTAACAATAGAATCCTTGTCTTGACATTGATGTACGAGCCAAGCTCTAGTATCTTCAGTCCAGAATCCCAAAACTTTAGTCATCCAGGTGTAAAACTTCGATGAAAG